GCCGCGTTACCCGCGAGGCTGCTATAAGCCTCAAGGGACCCGTAAAATCAATAACTTACGTCACAACCTCGACATTCTGAACGCTACTTGACGTTCAAACTCGATGGGCCACCGCGTTTTGATTGTTGCACTAATGGAACGCTGCACAGCGTCCTGCAAAAAGGTTTTAGGGACTGACGGGCCATACAATGCTTTGATCTTAGCGCGCGGCTTCTTGGCACCATTACCAACCGAATGCGACCGGACGGCATAAGACGGCACAGACACATTGCCGCGCGTGTAACCGCTGCGTTGATGCGCTCGCCGTGTATGTTGTCGCAGAGTTCGGCGCTGGCCTGTCGCTGGCTTGTAGTCTGTTCGGCTGAATACCGTCCGGCCTTGATTGCCTATGAAAGCGCCTTTGTAAATCTTACGATTGCGCCAGGCATTCGCAGAGACGCCGGACTTAACCTCACGCGCACTAAAGTTGATGAGGTTCGGAGCGTACTTCTTCGCTACGATCTTGGCCTCTGGCTGTGCTCGAGTAGCGCGGTAGATCGGCAGTCGCTCGCGTATGGATGACTTCTTCAGCCCGGTAACGCCGTTTATGTCATTCACGGCAGTAAGGCGAGCAGATACCGCAACACGGTTCAATGCGCTTGGCACTGCTGCTGCGATCTCTTGCTTGAACTGGAAGCCTAGACGCTTCTCGACTTCCTTGATGTCTACTCGCACATCGTATTGCATACGTGCTCCGGTGGTCGGCCTTTGAGTCTAATTAACCCTGTGCAGTGTGCCGGTCGGAGCGTCTGGTGCATTTGCCCCAGTCTGCCTGCTTATATCAACTTTTCGGGGCACTGTCTAGCGTCTCTGCAACTTTTCTTTCCGCTGTCTCTACACGGCGCATGAGAGTCCGCCTGCTGATGTTGAGACGCTGCGCCTTGAGCCATAGCGGGCCGGTGCTGACGTAGTAGGCAATAAGAGGCTGCTTCCACGCTTGAGCAAGCCTTGCGACCGCCTGCTCAGTCTCTAGGATGTCATCGGGTGCCATCCCTGCGCCCGATCCCTTGCCGCCCGTATTGGCCCACGTAAATGCTGCTGCGGTCGGATATCCCGTCACTGGTCGGCCCCTGCACCATCGGCCCCATTGGCTCAACTTTACTCGTGTGTACTCAATCACCGTGCCGCCTCCGGCTTTACTTTCGCGTTGTACCGCTCCCACAAGTCCTTGACGACTTGCTCAGGTTCCCTCGCCTCGATCCATTCGCCTCGCGGCTCCCAAACGGATCGGGCTATCTCTTGCGTTTCGGATAACTTGCCCGACTTGGACTTGATCTCAAGCCAGCAGACGAAATACACAACCTCGCCAAATGGCCCGACTTGGGGCAAAGGGCGGAGCGCCAACTTGTCGGGGATGCCTAGCCCGGCTTTTGTGTAGTCGATCAGCGAGAATCCAGCAGCCTTGACCGCTTCGGATATCTCGCCGTCGTTCAAGTCTCGGCGCGCGGCGTGTCTCACTTGGTGCCCTTCTTGAGTATCTGACGCCGCCCCTCTCGCGTCATGCTCAGCACTTGGAGCCGGTCATAGTCTAGATCGAGCATATCGCACACCCAGCGCATCGATCCGACCCCGGTCTCGCCGCTGTAGACGTACTTCTTGGCCCCTCGGTCATAGGATCGGCGGTTAAGGTCGGCGATTGCTGAATACAGCACCGATGCCCAGAGCGCCCGATATGGCTGATCGTTCACCAATTCGCCGTCTGCCTGGCTAGGTCTATTGCTTTGCATAACTCCTCGATGATGGGTTTAGTGGTCTTTCGCAACCGGTACAGTTCGCGCTTCTGTTCCCGTCTACGGTCTCTGAGTTTCTCGGCGTGTCGCCAGTAATACTCACGAAAATACTCTGTCCTCTTGTTATCGAGCCTTACCGCCTCAGATGCCGCGCGCTGGGCATCTATGGGTAGGGATTTGTGTAGGTGGTAGTGGTGTGGCTTTCCCCCCACGGACTCGATCCCGCAAATAGGACAGTTACGGCGCATGACGTGTGCATGCCTCCTCTGCTTGCTCGAAGGTCTGGTACAGCCCTAAGCACTTCGGGATGCGCCGTCCGTCCTCATTGTGCGTCCAAGCCACGTATAAGCCTTCTGGTCCGTTTTGGTCTTGGCGGATGGCGTAGGCGCGGCAGGCGCTGACGTGGCCCCAGAATGGATGAGAGATCCATTGGAGTGGTTGTCGGAGGCGAAATGCGGCTTGAGTCATGGCGTGTCCTCGTCCGTGGCCCACTGCGGCTTGGTGCCGACTTGGCCTTCGGGGTCTTGGTAATGCAACATCCTTGCCCCAAAAGTTTGTTGCAGCGTCCGAATCAGCCGGAAGTCATCCTCGCCTATTTGGGCAAGCATCCTTTTAGCCAGTGGCGTTTCCGCAACTGGTTGCGCCAGCGCAACACCTTTGGGCTTATCTATCTTGTATTTCATCTACCACCCAAAATGTCCGGGTCATGTCCGAAAGTCCGAGACCATAGGTCTCTCGGACATTTCGGACATAAATGACCGTCCGAAAACGTCAAATTCGGACACTTTCGGACATTCGGACATCTAACCTCCCGCAAGCCTTGACCCGCCCACGGTGGCAACCATAAACGGCGACAGCATCAACTTTTCGACCGCATCGTGGACAGATTGGCGGCTCAAGCCACACTCCCTACCCACTTGCCGCATCTCCTCCATCGTCCAAACAAGTTCACCCTCGGCCCTCTTTTGCCTCTCCCTCAACGCCAGCAGGATCGTTTTTTGAGCCTTGCCCTGCGGCAGTTGTGCCGAAACCGGCTTATCGCCATGCGCCACAGCCTCCCGCATGACAAGGCTAGTGAGCCTCTCCCCATACCGATCCGCCGCCCCAAGGTCGACGATCTCCGCCTCATAAGCCAAGTTGGACAACTCGCCAGTGTCCTTAAACCGCTGTCGAGTGACCTCAACATGGGTATTCGGTTGCGCCGCGCGCTTAACAATATACTCAGCATCCGGGTTTGCCATGAGCGCACTCGCGCCTCTCGGCCGGTCAGAGTCCCCGTGCCCACTATGCGCCACGATCAAAACCGTAGCGTCATAGCGTTCACGCACAAACCTACTCAGTTGAGCCAAATACGCCGCAACCTCTTGGTTGGAGTTCTCATCCATTCCGGCACTAAATTTTGACAGCGTGTCAACAACAACCATTTTGGGAGCAATCCCGGCCGCATCAATCGCCTGCACTAAAAGTGCCATTTCCTCATCGCGGTTAAGGTTCAGCGGCCGCTCAAGCGCCAAGATTGGCAGATCGCGCAAGTTAACCCCGCCCCCAAACGTCTGCATCCATGCCTTCACACGCCGCCCCAGTCCGCCGCCCTCGCCAGAAAGCAACGCCACAGGGTGATTGTCCATCGCCACCCGCATTGCCCAGTCCAAAGCGATAAACGACTTGAAACTAGCGCGCGGCCCGGCAAGAACCGCAACGACCTTTGCCTCAATGACCCGGTGCAGCAACCACTCCGGCTCGCGGTTCTCCTCGACAATATCCGCGACGTGCCGCAACTCAACCTTGAACCCTAGGTTCGCCTCAGTCTGCGCCGTGATGGTTTCCACGGTTTCCGGCTCGATGTTCCGGATCAATCCTTGGGCCTCTGGGAACTCCATAAGCGCCTCTATCGGCGAGGATGCCGGGAGGTCTGCCGGAGGCTCGGGAGTTGCGCCGATTCGCGGCTCAAAAACCGTCCCGCCAAACTTCCGCACGGCGCTCGATGCCATCGGCTCAATCCGGCTACGTAAGTCAATGCCATCTGCGTTTAGGCTGCTTCCCTTGTCGAGCAATTCACCCAAAGCCGCCACGATGTCATCGTAAGCCATGCCGCGCGCAGCCCAGCGGCTAGTCAACTTGAGCATCGCCTCGTAGCGCCCTTCGCCACGCTCAAAGCACTGCAGCAGTTCTTGATTGCTGCGCGTGTCGCGCCCTGTTTTCGGATCGCTCGTGCCACCCACAAAAAACAAAGGTTCAATGTCTACAGCCTGGTCAACGCAGCGACCGTGAGCCTCCAATACGATGTATTTTGCGCCGCGAACCTTGCCAAAGTAGAAACTCTGCGAGAGCGTGAAACTTTCTCGCGTGGCAATCCCAAGTAACGCGCGATTCGCCCGCGCTACAAATCTTGCGCGATCAGTGGGCGCTGCTGGCTCAGACAGCGGAAGCAAAGCGCGCCACCTCGGAGCGCCGTCTGTGTAACTTGCCGAGGTGTATATCAGAGCCATAAACCCAGCGGCCTGTAGCCTTTTCTGCGCTTCTTCCGGCGACACTTCCTCGCCGTCATAGTCTACTTCCACCCCGAAAACGCGCTTCACGTTTGCGGAATGTCTCAGCCCGCCACCATCGCTCACGAGGTCGCCATACTCGCACAGGCTCAACAACGGGCAACTTGCCTTAGCAATATACGTAGGCGCTTCGGCAATGGCTTTGACCAAATCCGTCCACGCAGCGTCCGCATACTCTGTCTTTTCGCGCGCCTGGACGTTTTGAAAGACCGTGTAAGTAATCAGCGGCCCGCTATCGTCGATGCTTGTCATTGTCTTTCTCATGCGCGCTTCACGCCTTTTTTACTGTTACATGACCTGCACAGAATGCCCAACTTTGCCGCGCTTTGGTGGTAATCTCTCCACCGCTTCTCCTCAGCATATTCCGAAAACTTAAACCCAGACCCGTTGCCCTCCTCAATTTTCGGCACGCCGTTTACGTCAATGTAAGATGACATAAGGTGCGAAAAGGGAGGCCAAACGTGATCGACGGTTAATGACTCCGTAGTAGCGCATGAGTCACAGCACTTTTCAGCATTGACGGCGTAATCAATAATCTGTTCTGCAACTGATGCGCGCATTGCTTGAGTAAGCCGCGCCTTTATGTGCCTGTCAATGTCAATCTGGCCGATTTGAATTGCCTTGCGCCATGACCACCCTCGCGGTTCCTCCCAGTCATACGCCAACACCTCTACATGGCGTTCATTCGTAGCGTAGTTTGGGTCTATACGCCTGCACGCATAGCGCAACGTGCAGCCCGTAACGTAAGAAAAGTCATTCAAATCGGCATCATCAAACGGAACCCCAAATTCATTCCGGTCGATGATTTCCCTTGCCCGCTCCATGCGGGCCTTTTTAGTCATCTGTGTCATTTTTGCTCTCTATCTATACGCAATACTTTATGGGTAGATATCCGGCCTCAAGGCATTTCTCCGTACTCCCGTAGCGGCCTCTATGTCAAGTACCCGCATGACCGGCACGCGGCCAGCCTCGACCCACTGGTGAACAGCCTGCGGTTTTATCTTGAGTTTTCGCGCGAGCGCGGCCTGTCCGCCAGCCTTTGCTATGGCAGCAAGGAGGGCAGACTTAGGACTTTGGTGTGGTTGTTTACGCATACGCGGCCGAGCATACCGCAGGGCGGACAAGAATATCAAGCA